CCCTTCCGAAGCACCGAGAGTATCAACACCCAAAGGAACGTACCCGGCCAGACAATTGCCGCCATTAGCTGACAACGCATCAGCCGTGGCGGCGTTATTGATCGTTATATTATCCGGGACCTGCGCATCGGTCACCGCTCCGCCGATGTTTCCAAGATTAAAATTGCCTTCGTTAATCGTAAAATCGATCTTGTTGAGACCGTCCAACCCGATCGTCAACAAGGCGTTGGTTGAGTTCAATTTGTAGAACTCAAGATCCGCTCCTATTTTTTGCTTAAACACCCCCATGCCTGCCGTTCCGACATTAGAAGCCGTGTTGGATTCTCCGATGACCGATAAGTTGTCGATTTCATCCAACGCTTTCTGAACATCAGTCGCACCGGACGATAAATTATTGCTGAACTGCGCTGTGTCGACACGGATCCTGCTGGCTTTGGTATCAGCGCCAAAACAAGTCGAAGCCAAAGCCAACAAAATAAATGAAGTTATGAAAACAATCTTTTTCATTGTTTGATGTAATCCGTTCTTATCGCCTCGTCACTATCCGGGGCCTGGATTAAAGTAAAAGACGTCGGGCTGTCTTCTGTAAAATCGATATCCCGGAGCAGAACCGCCTGATCCCGGTAAACCTGAAGCGTTCCACTCCGGTAAGCATTGGCAACGCTGAAAACCGTTGCTATGCCGTCCGGCGCCGGGGTCGGTGTCTCCTGACGGACAAGATCACTGGCCGATAATTGACCGATCACGACACTCGGGAACGAAACACTTATTGGTTTGCCGTCCGTGACAGTAACCTGAATAACATTCGCTTGCGGACTCATACCGGAACCGTCCTTATTGTCACGTCCTTAATAAACTCGATTTCCCCGCTCATGATCGTTTTCACCCTGCCGCTGGAATCCTTATACTGAAAGTCATAGACATAATCTCCCGCCAAATCATCGGAACTTTCTTTGGGGATGGTGATTTTGCTTTTGCCATTAACGGGGTCGCTGTGACTGGCAACGTCAATCTTAAGAAGGGCCGCCGAATCATCGTCATTAACGCTTTTTTTAAGCGTAAAAAACAAAACCCACCCTGTTATATCTATTGGGTCGCCGTTCCCGTTAATAAACTCGAAAACATAATCAATATCATCCCCCCGGTACTCGGAAAGATTGATCTTTGACATAAGAACAAGTTATCCCTCAATTGCCTTTAATTGGCCGGACTTTAAATACCGGTTAATGTCGTCAACGGTCAACTTTCCGACACACTCGCCGGTCAAAACGACGTAACCGGCGAGCCTGTCCTCTCCGTTAACAAACATGTCCAAAGTTAAAGCCAACTGAACTTTTGCGGATTCCTTTTTATCAATAGAACGCTTTTGTGTTTCCGCCATCTTTACTCCTCCTTAAGCGTCTATTTTCAAAAGATGCCCAAAGTAGGGGTCGACAACAATTTCATCCACATGCTGACGCACACGGAAAATGTCGCTTCGGATTTCCTCAGCCCGGTACTGCTCGACAACGGCATTCTCGGAGCTGTCCGACACCCAAAGGAACGTTCTTCCGATGCCCGGTTGAGACAGATCCTGCCCGTTGTCCACAACCAGAGTGACTAGAGCGTAATCATCGCCCCAGATATCCGCACTGGCGAAAGGCTTGCCTTCCTTTGCGCTGTTGCGGATAGCCTTCCCCTCGAGGATATACTTCACCCCAAAAAGGTCCGCAAATGCCCGCATAATTTCAGCGTCGGTTGGGCGGGAAGTGTACTTGATGGCGTCCACGATTTCCGTGATGGATTTGAGCCTCTCGATATTCGTGGAACTGCAGATCAAAGCGTTAGGTATCATCCCGCAGTTGGAACGAACCTTGGACTTGGCATCACGGATCTGCTGGATGACCTTGGTCGTGATATCATCCCAAGGATTCGCCGAATGATCCGTGTACAGCGCCGCCCCCGTGAAAACGTTCGTGTCAAACAGGGCGTCTGCGATACGCTTCTCCTGCGCCTGCAGGACCCGGCGGGTCGTGATCTTGGTCGTGACAACTTCCGCATCAAAATCACTGGCGTACATCGCCCGCTCACTGTCATCAAGCGCTCCTTCAAGGCCGTGCTCCTGACAGTTGTAGGACTTGTCCTTTGCGCTGAATCCGTCACGGTTGTAATTCCCACGGGTCGCCCGTTTGGTATCAGCGTCACGAGTGATGCTCTCCCGGGTGATCGCAGGAAACACGGACTTCTGCTTCTGCGTCCTGAAGATCGGCAAAACCTTTGTGCCGATAAACTCGTTTGCCTGTTCCACATACTCCATGACCGCAACACCCAAATCCATCCTCGGCGTTGCCCTTGTACCTGAATAATCAACTCCCATGTTAATTCCTCCTTATTTTAAAATCCGGTTTATGCCAACACGGCCTCAATAACTTCCAAATCAGCGGCGGCGGCTTCCAATACCGTTCCCTGAATGGAACCACTCACCGTTGCGCTCACCTTGCCGTCAGCGGCGCCGTACAAACTCCCGCCGACAGCGATCACTCCATCCGCAACGACTTTGAATGTTCGTCCCCGGGTCTTTAAATTCACCGTGACGAAATCCCCCTGACTGACCTTGGCGGCAGTGATACCGATAAAACCCTCACCGGCATCGGCATATTCCATCTGCGTGCCGCTTCCGGCGCTTAACTTCACCCGGCGGTAGGCCTCAAGGTCCTCACCCGCCACAAATGCCTTTGCTCCTAAATTTTCCTGTGACATCGAACTCCTCCTTTATTTACGTTTTTCTGCGGTCGCCTGTAACGCTTCAGTCATGCTCCCGCCGTGTTCTTCCTGATATTTCTTCGCCAGATCCAGATGGCTCAATTTCTTCTGCGGCTCTTTGTCAACATCAGGCCCGACCTGCGGGGCAGATGTTTTCTGAAGATCATCAAGCCGTTTCTGCTGGAAATTGATCGTCGCCTGATCAAGAGAAATCCCCTTTTCAATCGCATCAAGCGCAAGGTCGTTCATCCCCTCGAAGGCCTGCGCCTTTTTCAGGATTGAAACAACCCGTTCCTTTTCCTGCTTGGCACCCGCCTCAAGGCCCTCTTTGCGGATGACTTCGAAAAGATCACTGCGTTTTTCCTTCACCTGCTCAACCGTTAACTCATCAAACATGGTTTTCACCTCCTGTTTCTGTTTTGAAGTTTCTTTATTAGCACGATACCTATCCAAAAACCCGATGGTCTTCTCGACCGCATCAGGATTGTTAAGGAATTTATCCAAAAACGCTGTCACATCAGCCGACGGCCGAACGCTTTCAGAGAAAAACGGCATCCCGAAAAAGCCATCATTCGCCGCCGGATCGTCCACCACATCCACCGACAAAAGTTTAGTGACACGTATAAACGGCGGCAGTTCCTTGCCGTTCGCATCAAGCCCTTCCCTCTTTTCTTCATCCCAATAAATAACCATCGAAGCCCCGAACATCTCCGGATCGCTTTCGGCAAGGTTCATAACGTATCCGGCCAGATCGCCGTCCGGCGTTTCAAACGCCGTTTTGTCGATATGAAGGTCCGCCCTGACGATGTCGCCGTCCCGCCTGAAATCCCTGACCCTTCCCAAGAACGTGCCCAGCGCTGTACTGCTCATGTTGGGATGACCAAAACGTGATTTAATGCCGACAGCCGCCTTATTCCCAAGTTCGACGATTGAATTAATCGACAGATCATCGAACTCGCCCCGGGCATCTTTGGTCACGCCCTTGGTGACAACCGCAAACCCCTTAATGACGGAAATATCTCGATCGATTCTGATATTTCCAGCACGGGCGATGTCCGTTCTAAATAAATCCTTTTTCATTTCTTATTCCTCACTTCCACGATCAGCGTCTGCGCCGTCTGCATCTGCGCCGTTACCATCACCTGAATTTGCGTTCGAACCGATTTCGAGCCCGAGTTCTTTGATTTTGTCCTGCTCTCTTTTTCTTTGTTCAAAGCATTCCTCCCAATCTTTGCCCTGCGCTGAATAAAGGTCTGAATGCGTCACGATGCCGTTTTTAAGTCCGACTTCGGCGGCCTTCGCTTCTTTTAGCGGATCGACCCATTCCCACCCGGGGGTGATCCACGACGCATTCGTCCAGTTCGGTTTTTTTTCGTAAAACGATATTGATCCCAAATCTCCACGTAAATACGCTTCCTCAATCACCATCTCCCAGACCGGCTGGCATAATTTTCTTGCGAGCCATTCTTGCCTGACCTTAAAATACCGGCGTGCTTCAAGGAGCGCCGCTCGAGCGCTGGAATAATTCGTCTTTGAGAAATCCTTG